CTATTTACCCTTAGACAGAAGCCTATTTCTAACGAACAAAATCAACAGTTAGCATATAGAATGCTTAAATGGGTTAACGAAAAACCAATAAAACTGATTATTGGTGACTTTCTTCAACAAGAGGGTATTCAGCGGGCAACACTTAGGAACTTTATGAATCGTTGTCCGGAGTTAGAAAGCGTTTATAAATTCACTAAAGAGTGCATAGCTAACGCCAGAGAGAGAAAGGCAATTTATAACAATATGAACACAGCAATATTTCTCAAGTCCATAGCAATGTATTCAGATAGTTGGAAGGAGCTATTTAAATGGCAGGCTTCTATAGTTCAAAAAGACGAAGATAAAGCAACAGCTAAAATCGTCGTAATAGACAGAGTAAAAGAAACAACTATTGTTCCATCTTTAAAGGAAGAGGATGAATAGAATGCAAGAAGAAAAAGACTCTAAATTTAATTCATTAGAAGAATGGAAAGAAAAAGATGAATTTTTCATAGGTGAAAAAAATAAGATTGGGTATAGCCATCTTACGAAAGAAGAGTTTTTAAATTTAGAACCCCCTATTGAAGTCGATTATGTTAAAGCTTCTGAAGTTATTCAGCTTCAGGAATATTTTAGAGAACATAAAAAAAAGAAAAAGTTGTGGAGATATAAAATGAGTAATTTATCTATTTAATAACGTTAGAGAGATACTATGAACGAAGAAATGCTTGATTATAAATGGGAACAAATGTTGCTTGAGATGTCAAAGGATGAAAAGCTAGAAAAAATATATACAATCTTGGTCGGATCAAAAGCTACTATTGTAGTTGAAAGAGCTGTCGTTATCCTTTTATGTATACATTCTGAATATGCGGTAAAAACACTTACAGTCGAACGTCTTAGCTACATGCACTATGTAACCAAGTATTTTAACATTTCTTTAGTCAAAGTAGTTTCTCAAGAAGGATTTGAGCTTAATCTGATTGCAGATTTTCTTTTAGGTTTGAATTTGAGAGAGATAAGAGCGGAGTTTAAAGATACAAAAGCATAGTGATGTTCCACCCTTAAAGGAAAAGGATGAGTAATGAAAAGAGTAACTGTTTTAGATTCGGAGGTTTTGCGTGTAGAAAGAGGTAACGCTAAGAAACGCATCCCCTTTGATTTTTATCCTGGAGATGTTATTGGGGAATGGACAATAATTGAAAGGAATAGGGATGATAATGGGAGGAAGGTGTATAGGGCAAGATGCTCTTGTGGTACAGAAGCCATTCTTAAATATTCAAAAATTAGACAGAATAAAAACCTTATGTGTTCATATTGTATCGATAAAGCGTTTCGACTAGCTCGTAAGAAGAATAAAAGACGACCTTTTTTTAGGGAAGGCTGTTAAATGGCAACCGACATAGAAAATAAAATATACTTAAACAAATTTGTTCCCAGGACATATCAGTTACCTATCTTTGATGCTATAGAAAATAAAGGATATAAGCGCGTCCTGGCCATCTGGCCTCGACGCGCTGGGTAAAGACATTGTTTGTTGGAACCTATTAATACGCCAGGCTCTACGCAAGGTAGGAGTCTATTACTACATCTTTCCAACCTATTCTCAGGCTAAGAAGGTTATATGGGATTCCATAACAAATGAGGGCATGCGTTTTAGGGATTTCATTCCTCCAACTTTAGTGAGTTCTTCCAATTCTCAGGAAATGAAAGTCTTCTTATCCAATGGATCGCTTATTCAGCTGATAGGAAGTGAAAATATTGATAGCATTTGCGGAACTAACCCAAGAGGTTGTGTATTTTCAGAGTATGCGATTCAAGATCCCAAGGCTTACCAGTTTTTAAGGCCAATTCTGGTGGCTAACGGTGGGTGGGCGATTTTCGAGTCTACTCCACGTGGCCGTCAAAACCATCTTTATGAGCTTTATCAAATTGCACAAAACTCTCCTGATTGGTTTTGTTATAAGCTAACGCTCGATGAGACCTGCCATATATCTCGTCATCAGATAGAGAAAGAGAAGGCTGAGGGACTGATGTCTGAAGATCTTATCATGCAGGAATATTTCACGTCGTTTGACCTTGGTATAGAAGGTAGTTATTATTCACGCTATTTGGACAAAATGAGGTTGAACGGTCAGATAACTACAGTGCCATGGGAGCCAGCATTTAAGGTCCACACATCATGGGATCTCGGCATGAGGGATGCAACATCGATCATATTCTTTCAAACAATAGGAACGACGGTACGAATAATTGATTGTTATGAAAATACTTCACAGGGCCTTGAGTTTTATATTAAGTATCTTAGTTCTCTTGATTATACTTATGGTAAGCATTTTGCTCCTCACGACATTGCTGTGCGTGAATTGGGTACAGGGGTTTCTCGGCTGGAAAAGGCCAGACAACTTGGAATAAGGTTTCTTATTGCCCCTAAATTATCACTTGAGGATGGGATAGAGGCTTGTCGGTCAACATTTGCTAAGGTTTGGCTTGATGAAACAAAAGCTCAGCCTCTTTTAAAGGCTATAGAAAGTTATAGACAGGAGTATGACTCGAAGAGAAAGATTTATCGTGGCAAACCACTTCACGATTCTTCAAGTAATTTTGCTGATAGCTTTAGGTATCTTTGTTTATCCTTGCCTAAAACCAGAGATGGTCTTTCTGCTGAAGACATAGATAAAAACTACAGAGAGGCTATGTCTGGAAATCAACAGTTGCCTGGTTTTTTTAATGATGGCTTTTCTAAGTATTAAAAGCTCGAGATTAACTTTATAACTTAATAACTTATTCCGTTTTTCTTGTGCAAAAAAGATTGGATTTATGGGTGTTTTTTCGTGCGCGGTGTAACACGGCGCACGAAATTTTAGAGTTTTTTATCTTGGTTTTTTTTTGTTGTATTAAATATTTATTAGCTGCCCTCTTAGGGGTCGCATTAGGGTATCTACTATGGAAAAAAAACGTATTGAAATATTTAGACAACTTGGGATATATCCGCGTGGGACTACGCTGGGAGATGCGATTGAAAAATATGGAGAAAGAGGGAGTGAGCTTTTTGATTTAAGACAACACCTTAGTTCAATTGAGGTAGGTGATAAGCGAGGGCAATGGACGGTAGTTAAAATCATTAAAAAGAAAGATAGCATCAACGCTTTAGAGTTTTTATGTAGGTGTAGATGTGGTAAGGAGTTGGTAAAAACAAGATCTGCTTTTACTTCTTTAAAGCCTAGATCTTGCTGCAGTGAGTGCTATCGTAGTTTGGTAAGCTTCAGATATTGGTAGTGTTTTGTATTAAAGGAATTCGATGTGTCTGATGGTATGGTATCTATAATAATATGTACTTTATGTACGTTAGTGTGTGTTTTTATTGCTAAGTTATTTAGTAAGTATTTTTTATGACTTATCTAAATATTGACCCATGACCAAGAAGCGTATTAAACTGATTTAGTAGTAATAATTAAGATTAGATTGGAGGGAAGAATGGCGGTAGTAACACAGGCATATATTTATTCCTTTGATCCGGCGGTAGTAGCTGGTAATACTAACTTAGTTGAAGTAAGATTCACACAAAGTATTCCAGAGCCAACATATGCTCGGGATGTTACGTATTTAAGATTTTTTGAATATATAAATACTGTTTCTGATTTTATTACAACAAGTGTTAATTGTAATTTGAGAGATTTTTTTAGCAATGACCCAAGGCTTACTTTTAAATCTAACTTAGGACAAGTGGCATTTCAAACAGTATTGGATGCTGTGAATACGCATTTCGCTCCATAATTTCTGGCTCTTAAAGGAGAATTTTATTTAAGGCTGAAAGGATAAAGGATGAGTTTATTTCCGGATGTAGGTCCAGAACTGTATGAAGAAAAGGACAAGAATATCCTTGGAAAAATGTCTAATTTCTATCGAGAATCCATATCTATTAACCAATCTTTCTGGTCTGAAGCGGATTTAGATACCAGGTTTGAGTCCGGGGATCAATCAGTATATCAAGAACTTTATAACAATACGTCACATTCTTTTAAGAAGCAGTTTAATTTTAATAGGATAAGACGTGTTACAAACATGATTTCTGGGCATCAAAGAAGGACTAGGAAATCTACAATAGTTTCGCCTGTAGAAAATGGAGATCAAGTTACGGCGGACCAATTTTCTAAAATCTTAGTGTGGTGCGCTCAACAAGAGGGTATTTTAGAGACGGTTTCTGAAAGTTTTCATGGAGCTCTTGTAACGGGCATGAATCTACTTCAAGTTTGGGTAGATTATCGAAATGATCCTATTTCGGGAACTATAAAGGTTGATAATTGTTCTTATAATTCTTTTCTTATAGATCCATTTTTTAAGAAAGCAGATTTGTCTGACTGTAATGGTCTTTGGAAGCGATCTTTTCTTACACGAAATGAGGTGTCCTCCTTACTTCCTGGAAAAAAAGATGAGATAGATCTTTTGCAACCATCTTTAGCTAATGATGACAAGTTTCAATTCTTGCCAGAAAATTATACAAATGGATCCAACATTAGTACTTTTTTTTCTTATGATGAGTATTATTATCGTGATTTTAGGTCTCAGAAGATGCTTATTGACACAGAAACTGGTGAATCATTTGAATGGAGTGTAGATAGAAAAGAAGAGTTAAATCGATTCTTAAGCATGTATCCACAGGTAACGCTTGTAGAGCAAGATATTCCAACTGTTAAGGTTGCCATTGTTGTTCAAGGCAAGGTTATGTACGACGGTGCCAATCCTCTTGGCATAGATCAATATCCGTTTGTTCCTGTTTTAGGGTATTATTCTCCTCAGATACAACATTTTCCCTTGCGTATACAAGGTGTAGTCCGTGGATTAAGGGATGCCCAGTATCTTTATAACAGACGTAAAGCAATAGAGTTAGACATACTTGAATCCCAAATAAATTCAGGGTTTAAATATAAAGAGAATGCCTTAGTTAATCCCAAGGATATTTTTATGTCTGGGCAAGGAAGAGGACTTGCGTTGAAAGAGGATGCTCAGATGACTGACGTTGAGCAAATACTTCCACCACAGATACCACCTTCAATGCTTCAGATTTCAGAAATGTTAGCGAAAGAGGTTCAAGAAATCTCTGGTGTTAATGAAGAACTTTTAGGTTCGGCTACTGATGACAAGGCTGGAGTGTTATCCATGCTTAGACAGGGTGCTGGGCTTACAACATTGCAGTCGCTTTTTGATCAACTTGACCGGTCTCAAAAGTTACTTGGTAAATTGATGATAAACATAATTCAGAATAACTTTACACCTGGAAAAGTTAAGAAGATTACTGAAGAAGAGCCTTCGCCTCAATTTTATAATAAAGCGTTTGGAAAATATGATGCTGCTGTTGAAGAGGGAGTTAATACTACTACGCAGAAACAAATGCAATTTGCTCAACTTCTTCAGCTTAGAGAGCTAGGTATTCAAATTCCTGATAATTTTATTCTTGATTCTGCAACGATACAAAATAAAACTGAACTTAAAGAAGCAATGCAACAGCAACAGCAGCAACAACAACAAATGCAAGAACAACAAGCTCAGGTTCAAATACAAGAACAACAAGCCAGAACAGATCTTGCTCATTCAAGAGCACAAGCTGATCGTGGTCTTGGAATGGAAAGAATTAGCCGTATAGAAGAAAACAAAGCGCTTGCTGTTGAGCGTAGAGCTGAAGCGGTTAAGGATAGAGAGCAGGGCGTGCTTAACTTAGTAAGAAGTCTTAAAGAGATAGAAGACATAGATATAAACCAATTAGAGAAGCTTGTTGCTTTGCACAGGATTGTTAAAGGGGAAGAAGCGGGAGCTGCTATAGCTGACCCAGTTGCTTTACCTACTAAAGTTATGAAAAAAGTTTCTGTAGATAGAGGCGTATAGTTTGAGGTGAGTTGTATGTTTTGAGCAATTTCGCTCATTGTCTACTTATTGAAAGGAGCCTATAATGGCAAGAAGATATTATTCTGGTGAAGAATATGATGGCATGATAAAGGAAGACAGAAGTGCAACTGCTAATCTTCCACAGAATGTTATTATAAAACCATATCCAAAAGAAAAGGTCTTTGGAGAAGAAAATTATGGTGATTCTCTTAGTTCAATTGACAAAGAGATTAGCGAAAACAAACCTAAACCTAGATAGGAAATTTAAATGCCTATAATGCCACGTACCAGTGAAAAGTTTAAAAAGATAGTTAACAAGATTTTAAATATTTCGGGTGCTGGTAAAACGAAAAAAGATAAAGCAAAAAAGAAATAATTATGCTCTCTGTTTGGGGGATGGATCTGACACTATCCCCCATTTTTATTTAGGAGACTATATTGTGTTATGTGAGTTTTTTTATACGATTCTTTCTCGTTTAGGGGGTGTTTTCTCTAAATCGGTAGTAGGATTTAGAGCGGTAAAAGAAGAGGGTGTTTCTAAAAATAAAAAAATCCATAGAAGAAAAATGTCTGTAGTTAAAACACTAAAGACTAAGGGTAGAAATGAAACCAAAAAAGCCTAAAGAAACGGCTGGTAGTGCATCCATAAGGCTTTCTTCGAAAGACCCTGGCAATGTTACACCTACTGAGCAAATGCGAGAGAGTCTAACTAATTATAATTCTAATATATCCGATTGTATTAAAGATAGTATTAAAAAGCACGGTAAAGAAGATGATTTTTTCATCATTGTTATTACAAAAAAAGAACCACTTATGCCTAATATCATTAGGAATTACTTTTTTAGTCGTCTTACTTGCCCATCTCCTGACTATGATCAAGTAGTTTATCATTATCATTCGTCTTCGTGTGATATAGAGTTTTTATGGGTAATTCCGTCTAGGGATGCGTGTATTATGTTTAAGCAAAATGCTCTTATTGTTAAATCAGAGGAAAGAGTTTTGTTAAAATTTGTGCTAGATTTTGCTGATGGAACTTTGTATAAGCTTTGCAAGAAACTGAATGGAGAAAAGGAAAAATCAATTGAATTAGAAAAGGGAGTATAGATGGAAGAAAATAAAGACATTGTTGTTAATGAATCAGAAGAGACTTTACCAAAAGAAGAGCAAGTTATTCAAGTAGAGACTGAAGTTGCAGAAGTAGATAATGAAGTTGAGCAAAAAGAAGATACCACTCAGGGCAAGAATTTTAAATCACTTAGAGAATCAAAAGATCGCATTGAAAGAGAACGTGATGAAGCGGTTAAGTCGCTTTATGAATACAAGCAGAAATCCAAGGACACACAAGTTGAAGAAAATTATGACATTGACCTAGGAGAAGATGATCTTGCTGAGGGAAAGCATCTCAAAAAGGTTTCTTCTCACATTAAAAAACTTGAAGCTCAAATAAAAAATTTTCAAAAAGAGTCTGCCAGTCTTAATGTTGAATCCAAGCTTAAGGCGCAGTACTCAGATTTTGACAATGTAGTGAGCAAAGACAACATTGAGCTTTTGAGGAGTACTTATCCAGAGCTTGCTCAAACTATAAATTCTTCTAGTGATCTTTATAGTAAAGCGGTTTCTGCGTATACAATGATTAAAAAATTAGGTATACACAAAGAGGACAACTTTCAACAACAAAGAGAATTGGCACAGAAGAACACTGTTAAGCCAAAGCCTTTGACCAGCATGTCTCCGCAGCAAGGAGATTCTCCATTGTCTTACGCGAATGCCTTTGCTAATGGATTGACTGATGAGTTAAAGCAGCAGTTGCTTAAAGAAATGAATGATGCTGCTAAAAGTGCATAAAAAGTTGCTTGGGCGCAAAAGACAGGATTTGTTTAGAAGCTTTACCTGTCTTTAAGATTTAGTACCTCTCCTTCTAGGTCGCGTCCAAGTAATATTCTTGTAAATAAAATATATATTATGATAATATGTTTATGCGTACACCGAGATTCGCAATCTCATCTATTTAGGGCGTATAACGGGATCCGCCAACCCATGGACGTATGTAAAAGTTTTCGTCCGGCTTTAGGTTATATTTTAAGTAATAACTTTAAGGACAAAAGATGGCAATAACAACAACAACCTTACTTCCAGCGCCGGTTCAGCAAAGTTTTAGTTATAAACTTTTATCTGTACCAACTCCTTCGTTAATTCATAAAATTCCTTCAATGAAAAAACAAATGCCACGTAACGGTGGTACTACACTGCGTATGAGGAGATATAACGCTCTTAATACTGCAATGGTTCCATTGGGGAATACAGGAGTAACTCCACCAGCACAAACTCTTAGTGCTGTTGATATTGATGCAAAGATGAGTTTTTACGGTAAAGCATAGGTGCCGTAATAGTTAATTTGTGAGTGACCTATATACAAATTAACGAGCAGGTAGATAAAAATAGTTCTTTGAAATTTCTTGTGATTGTAGGTTAATTGCCTGCTTTAAATCCGCTCTGATTGACTTGGAAGCCCTAACGTAGAGTCGAGGGTGACAGGGGCGAAGATATTTAAAAATGAAATAAATATCACGCTGACAGACTGAGGCGAGTGGACACCTAATGGTGAAGCGACAGTCGGGCCCCAATAGAGATATTGGGAGTGAGGAATAACAAGACTCACCGCTACTTTGCAAACACAAAGTAGTCAATACAAGTAACAGATCGAACCTTACAGGCACAAGATCCAGTTTTGAACGAAGCAGCCAAGCGATTGGGTGTTTCTCTTCGTCAGACAGAAGATCAATTAACAAGAGATATGTTGGCAGCAACAGCATCACTTATTAATTGTACTGCAGGTGTTAACGGAGACAATCCAACCGAAGTAACACGAGCAGACATTGATGGAGTTGTAAGAGCATTGTTAAACAACGACGCTTATACGGTTATGGATAATATAGTAGGCGAAAATAAATTTGGAACAGCTCCGATTCGTGATTCTTACTTTGCATTAGCTTCGACTCAACTCTCAGGAAATTTAGATGCAGTTGCTGGATTTGTTCATAAGAATCAATATCCAGATCCAAAAGAAGGCTTAAGATCTGAATGGGGTGCAATTGGTAATCTTCGCTTCTTGCTTTCTTCAGCAGGTTCGGTATCAGCAAATGCATCCAACTTGGGTGTAAATGTTTACAACATTTTCTGTGTAGGTATGGAAGCTTACGCATCTATCGATCAGGACTCGTTTTCCAGTCAATTTATTTATCGTCCACCAATTTACGATGGGCCTTTAGCATTAAATTGTTCTGTTGGTTATAAGTTTGCAGAAGTTCCTCGTATTACTAATGACTTATGGATAATCAATCTTAAAGCAACATTAAGTTAATAGTAGTAATGTTTAACGAATTTGAAAGGAACATATAATGGCTTACAATACATGCATTCAGCAGGGACATTTTTCATCTGATGGTACTGATAAATATATTGCGGTTAGAAGTGATGTTGATTGGGTTAAAGTTTATAACCTAACCAATATTGCATCATCAACTCAGTGGTGTGGTACAGAGTGGTATTGGCAGACACCTATGACTTCTGGTGATGCGGTTACTAATTTTCACGCTGCGGCTTCTCAAGTTATTTCTACATCTACCTGTGCTGTTGGATATAATGGTGAAGTTTATAGAGGTGTTTACACTATTGACTCTTCTGCAAATCCAGTAGGCGCTCTTGATGCAACAGTAACAGCAGTTTCTAACGCAGCTCCTCCAGTAGTAACTATAACTTCAACAGCAGGTCTTAACACTGGTGACATTGTTAGAATGATTAACGTTGTTGGTGCTCAACAGCTTGGTGGCTTGGATTATACAATAACAGTAATTAACGCAACCACCTTTAGCTTGACTTACATGTCTACAATCGTTGCTGGTACAACGGGGAACTTTAGAAAGATAGCTTACGATCATATGTATTATCCACGACGACGTTATGTTTCTGCTATTACAGCAGCAGCTAGCGCAGTTGTAACGTTAACTGTTACTCATGGATACACAATTGGACAAGAAGTTCGTTTCAAAGTCCCTGCTGGGTATGGAATGATAGAAATGGATGGCCTTTCTGGAACTATTACAGCTGTAGGTGTAAATACTGTAACAGTTGATATTGATTCGACTGCATTTACAGCATTTGCATTTCCATTAACTGCCGCAACTCCATTTAGTCCAGCAGTAATGATGCCTATTGGTGAATCCTCAGATATCATTGCCGGAAAAGTTTCTCTTGATGATGCCACAAATAACACAGGTTATATTGGTTTTATGCTTGGAACAAGTTCAGCAGCAGCTATCGCATTGGGTAGTGCTGGTGGTACATCGGGTGACGCTATTAAGTGGATTGCAGGTAAATCTTTTAACATATAATAATTAACTGGAGGGCTTTTAATAGGGCCCTCCATAAAACGGGAGATATTATGTCTTTAAGCGCTGTTAAAGAAGAGAATAAAAAATCTAAGGCTCCTTTGTCGTATCAAAGAGATAAGGACCGTCAAAAGGTTAAGGGAATATTTAGATTTTACGAATGTCCTGGAAGTACAATGGGTTTTGTTTTCAAGGCGTATAAAGGGGATCAAGTAGAAAAATATAATTTTGTTGATGGCCAAACTTATGAAATTCCTCTTGGCGTTGCAAAGCATTTGAATAAAAATGGATGGTATCCGGTTCATCAATATATAAAGACAGAAGCAGGCGGAGCATCTATGCGGGTTGGAGAAAAAGTCAGAAGAGTTGGATTTCAGAGCTTAGAGTTTATTGATGTTGAAGAGTTAACACCTGAAAGTGATATTGTAACAGCAGAGGGAACTGTAATAAAATAATTAGAAGTTGTTACTTTAGGAGAAATGTATGCCTGATGCTACCTTATCTACATTAGAGAGAATCCGCATAAAAATAAGAAGATTAACAAGAAGTCCATCAACTTCACAAATTACAGACGCTGAAATCGATCAATATGTTAATACGTTTGTCTTTTATGATTTTCCAGAACATCTTAAAATGGATTATTTAAGAAGAACTTTTAGTTTTTATACTAATTCACATCAGGATGTGTATGAATCTAATACAACTGTTGGCGATGATTTTTATAACTTTAAGAATATTTATTTAAGTTTTCATCAACCGGTTTATGTTGCTGGAAGGCAAGCTTTTTTTTCTCAATCTAATCAAGAATTTTTTGATTATTGGCCAAAAACAGTTTCAATAAAATCTGTTCGTACTGGTGATGGATTTATACAGCCAGATTTTGGAACACTACCATTTCCCATACTTAAGAATAGTGTTTTGTTTAGCAGCATTGACGCGTTTGAGGATGATTTAAAAGCTTATGATGATGGTAATGGTAATTTAGTTGGAAATGTTATAGCTGGCGGAACAATTAATTATCTTACAGGTGCTTTTGCCTTTACATATACAACTGGTGTTAAAGCATCGCAATCCGTAGACGCTCAAACTGTTCAGTATCAGGCATCACGACCAAACTCTATTCTTCTTTATGAAAATAAATTTACTTTAAGGCCGGTTCCTGATCAAGCGTATAAGGTTGAGCTTGAAGCGTACGTAAGGCCTACAGAGTTATTAACTGCTGCTCAACAGCCAGAGCTTGCTCAATGGTGGCAATATATAGCTTATGGCTCAGCTAAGAAGGTATTTGAAGATCGAATGGACATGGATAGTGTTTCTATGATAATGCCAGAATTCAAAAAGCAAGAAACTCTTGTTTTAAGAAGAACCATTATGCAATTATCCAACCAAAGAACTTCAACTATTTATGATGGTCAGGCGGGGCTTGGAAACAATACAAAACTTTTTTAAAGGAGAATTGTTGTGGCCTATAAAAATGATATACCGCTTCCTGATGATAAAATAAACATATCTCAGGCTGATTTAAGAAATAATTTCAATGCAATAAAAACTTTAGTTGATATTAATCATGAAACTTTTGATTTGGCTCAGCAGGGAAAGCATGTAAAAGTGGACCTAACTAACCAGGCTGGAGGAGTTCCAACATCTGCAGCAAATGAAGTAGCTCTTTATAGTAATGCTGGAGCTTTATGTGCTTCGGTTAACGGCGGCGCTGAAATTGATGTTTCAACTGCAACTTTAGCCGCAATTGGAAGATGTAAACTGCTGTGTGGTTTAGAAGTGAAGTGGGGAACTGGGACTATAAATAACGGAAGCGCTACCGTAGTAACAACATTTGCAGCTGCTTTTGCTACTAGTTGTTACACCGTATTGATAACGAATACTTCTACAACGGTAGTTGGGAATCAGTATAGTTTTATCTTAGCTGTGACTGCAAAAACTACAACTGACTTTACAGTTAGTCGTTCCACGAATAATTCCACATGCGGTTTTCAATATATTGCCTTAGGGATTTAATATGGCACAGGGTCGTTTTCTTATTGCTCCATTTGATTCTGGGCTTGTAAAAGGAGAAGCTCCTTGGTTAATTCCTGAATCTGCTTTCACAGAACTTAACAATGCGTATATATACAAAGGAAAAGTAAAAAAGCGAATAGGGTCTAATTACATGGGGACTCCGGCTTCTGAAGTAACAGCCCAGTTATCATCTAGGTTAAGAATAAAGGTTGGAACTACTAATGCTGCTACTGGAGTATGGAATGGAACTGTTCCGGGTGGTGGTTATGCAAAAATTGGGCAAATGTTTTCAGTAGAAGAAGTTATGCTTACTGTGGTAGACAATGGAGCTGGATTGCAGGATATGTTAAATACCGATGTTGTTGCGATAACACACGCACAGTATACTTATGCTACCGGGGTATATGAGATTACGGCTGCAGCTGCATATATGAACAAAAGTGTTTATTTTTATCCATCAGAGCCTGTTTTAGGTTTTACTCAATATGAGGCTGGAATTAGAGAAGAAGAGATTGCTGTAGCTTTTGATACTCGTTTTTCATATAAGTTTGATGGTAATTCTTGGGACTTTTTGGATGCTGCTGTTGGAACAACTACTTGGAATTCTGGTTATTACGATTATTTTTGGATGACTAATTATGCTGGAACCAATCCAGAAGATACTGCATTATTTGTATGCAATTTTAATTTAGATGCTATAGTTATTGATCCTATAAGATATTGGAATGGCGCTGCATGGACGTCTTGGACTCCCAAGTTTCTTGTAGCTGGAGCAGCTGCCATCAATGCGGTTTTATCTGCCAAAATAATACTTCCATTTAAAGGGCATCTTGTTTTTCTTAATACATATGAAGAAAGAGGTGGTGCTAAGCATTATCAAAACAGGTGTAGGTTTTCGTGGTACGGAAGCCCTGTTGATCCTGTAGCGTTTCTTGAGGCTAAGCAGGTAGGTGCTGGTGGCGGTGGCTATACAGATGCTCCTGTAGAAGAAGCAATAGTGTCAGCTGAATTTATACGTGATCGGTTAATTGTTTTTTTTGAGGAAAGTATTTGGGAGCTGGCTTTCACAGGAAATCCTACTTTGCCTTTTGTATGGCAAAAGATTAATACAGAAATTGGATCTGTTGGAACATTTTCTAGCGTTCCTTTTGATGATGTTGTTCTTAATATTGGTCAAACTGGAATTATGGCTTGTAGTGGAGCATCAGTTCAAAGAATAGATAATGCGATTCCACATGAAATACTTAAAACATTAAGGGATAGTGATCAAGTAAGACGTATTCATGGTGTTAGGGATTATCGAACTGAATTGGTTTATTGGACATTGCCAATGATTATTGCAAATGATACTAATTCTTATCCAGACCGAATATTGGTTTATAACTACAAAAACAACACTTGGTCATATTTTGATGATTCTATTACTACATTTGGTTATTGTCAGCAGTCTACAGGGGAAACTTGGGAAGTAAATTTTAATGCATGGGAAAGAGACCTGTCTGCATGGAACAGTGATCTTGATATTCCATACGCTAAACAACTTATAGGTGGAAATCAACAAGGATTTACTTTTTTAATTAATAGTGATGAGGTGGCAAATGCATCTGTTTTGCAGGTTTCATCTATTGTTGCTGATGATTTTATTGTTATGGATCATAATCTTAAGGTAGGGGATTTTGTAGCTCTTAATAACTGTGATGCAGTTATAACCATAGGTTCTGTTCAGACTGTTACTGATAACAACACAATTAAGATATGGGCTGAAATTGGTGGTGTTTTTGTTTATGCTGAAAGCGCTACTTATACTGGAGGCGGAACTCTAGCTAGACTTTCTCGTATTAGTGTAAAATCCAAGCAATTAAATCCATATATTAAACAAGGAAAAGGCGTAAATTTAAGTAAGATTAACTTCTGTGTTAAAAAAACTGGTAATGGAGAAATTACAGTAGATTATAATGTTTCTAGTTCTAGTCTTGATTTTATTAATGAGGCTACGCTTTCTGGTTCTCAACTTGGAAGTAATGTTTTAGAAACTTCCCCGTTTGCGCTAGTTCCTCTTGAAGATACAGCGGATCGCTTTTGGCATCCTCTTTATTTCTCTGCTAATGGAGAATTTGTTCAGATACACATTTATCATACTGATGCTCAGTTACAAGACGGGCAGGCGTCTATTAGCTTTACATTAGAGGGTATGCTTATACATGTAAGTCCCTCGGGAGGTATCTAATGGCAGTTGAAGACAGAAGTACTTTTCTTCCTACTACTCAAATTTGGGACTCAACAAATATTTCTAGTTTGCATGGGTCTCCTAATGAATTAAAGCAACTTATAATTAAATTGTATGAAAACATAAATATTATTTCAGAGGTCTTGAATAAAAAAGACACTGGAATTTATGATGTTAATGAGTATATTTGCGGACAAACTTATTTTCCTACTGCTGCTAGGGCTAATCAATTTAGAGCTGTTTATCGCAAGGTTATAGATTGGGATAAGGCGTTACCAAATGCTGCTGGAAGCGCTACGGTAGCTCATGGAATAACATTAAATAACACATGTACATTTACTCGTATTTATGGAGTAGCTTCTGATCTTGCTGGAACTACATTCATGCCATTGCCATATGCTTCACCTGTTTTAGCAGACAATATAGAGTTATGGGTAGACAATGCGAATGTTAATATAAAGGTTGGAAAAGATAGGTCGTCATATACTGTTAGTTATATAGTTGTAGAATATATTTCAACTTAAATCAAAGGAGGTCGTGATGCCAGCATGGGTATTACCGGCAATACAAGGGGGAGTGGCTGCTGCGGGAGGCTTAATGTCATTATTAGGTAAAAAAAAACCTGCGTCTACGCAGCAATTGCAAAGATTTTCTCCGGAGCAACAATCTGCATTAAGCCAATTGTTACAGCAAGGAATGCAGAATACAAATCCTGAAGCTATTCAAAAACAGGCCATGAATAGATTTACATCTGAAACTGCGCCTTCAATAGCGTCCAGATTTGCCAGTATGGGCGGAGCTGGTGCGCAAAGGTCATCAGCGTTTCCAGCGTCGTTAGCTGGTGCAGGAGCTGAAATGCAAGGAAATATAGCAGCCATGATGCCACAACTAGGGTTACAACAATTAATGATGGGCTTGCAGCCACAGTTTGACACTATGCGTCAAGGTCCACAACAAGGAATGATGCAGGGTATGGGTGAAGGTTTGTTTTCAAGTGGAATGCAGGGTCTTGGTAATAGTCTTGGATCAATGTTTGGGGAAAAAGATTCATTAGCTCAACTGTTGGATTTTCTTAAACAACAACAAAAGTTAGGTTCTTCTTCGTCATCTGGGTCAACCGGATCTCAAGGTACAGCTAGCCCTCTATATGAAGAAAAAGTAAATCCAGTGCCTTCTATGCCACAACCTGCATATGGTGATGGTGGAATGTCGCAATTACTTGCTATGTTACAGCCTAGAGGTTCATCAAACTTTATGGGAGGATACTGATGTTGTATCAACTTAATGATCCAAATATACGTGGAGACATTGGCAAGAAACTGGGTACTGGGATTGGTGTAGGCCTACAAACTTTGTTAAATATGAAGATGAAAGAAATTCAGAGAGGTCGTGAACAGTCTGGATTGCAAGCTTTGGGTCTTCCTGGTGAATTGGCTGGAATGGATCCTAGAATAATACAACAATTATTGCAAAATAAGCAGGCCCAGGGTTCATTAAATAGCATGAATCAAGAATTAGGTGGGAATTCTGTAAGTGAGGAAGTTAATAATTTTGGCGTAAATCCAGCACAAGCTTTTACACAACAAAAAGTAGGAGAAGCTTTACCAGCTGAAGGTGGTTCTGAGTTACCTGTCGAAGGAGGAGCAGCCTTACAACCAACAAACAAGTTATCAGATTCATATAAAGAAATAAAAACGTTATCTGCAACAAAAAAGATTGATAAAGACATAGCAAGACTTAGAAGGGCGGCTACTTTTGCGCCTAAAGAATACGGTAGAAATCTTATTAGGCAGGCTGATAGTTTAGTAAGGCAAAGAAATGAAGCATATGCTTTAACAAGAGACTATAGAACTAAAATATCAAACAAGGCTGAGAAATCTTCAGAAAGACTGCATGATTTAGATGAGCTTACGAGATTGGTAGAAAAAGGTAAATTAACAGATCCGGCTAATTTTGAATTTTTTAAGCGTTCAGGATTAGGTTCGCCTGCTACCTTTGGAACTGATACTCAAGCTTTTGAAAAAATAACTCAAACCTTTATGAGAGATGTTAGTGATGACATTAAGGGTTCTCTTACTAATACTGAGTTACAAGCTTACATGAAGACTATTCCAAACTTATCTCAAACAGATAAGGGTAAGATGGTTGTAATTGCTGGTCTTAGAAAATACTATAATGCAGCAAAAGAACGATCTGATACGGTTAGAAAGATTATAAAAAAGCGAGGGATGCCTCCTGGAAATATAATGGAAAAGGTTGATAAAAGAATGAACACCAAGATGCACAAGATATATAAAGATTACATGTCAGATGTTAATAGAGTTACTGGAATTCCAGAAGACAGTTATCTTCAAACGGCTGGAAGAGTAAGTGGACATGCTTTAGGAAGTATCCTTGGGTCTCCAGGACAACTTATAGGAGGGGTTGGTAAGTTTTTGGGAGGTGTTTAATCTTTTTTATTAACAAAATCCCACCCAAATTTTACGAAATAAAATGGCAACATTAGGAGATAAAAGAATCCAATCAAAAATAATGTTGCCATACCTACTGTAAAAGCTATTGTCGCTATTGAAGTTAAAAGTATATCGACAAACATTGTTATAAAATAATTTCCCATCCCTATGCCCCCATTTTATTTTTTTCAATGTATTCTAACAAACAAAGTTCCGCGTCATTGTTTCTATACAATGATAGATTTACACTTTTAAGTTCTGGTATGTCTTTGTAGTTTATAGAACCTTTTCGCTTAGTAACGATGAACTTATAGTTTCCCCCGATTGAGTTAACACCATTGTTTATTAGTTTAAACTGATCTAGCAGTTCCTTTTCAGTTTTTTCACATTGAAGTCTTAGTTGTTTAACTTTGTAAAGAGCCTCTGCTTTTTGTACCCAAACGTTATCTCTCTTTACTAGTTTTTCAATGACACTTGTGTCCATGATTATGCCCCCCAGCATTTAAATTATTTATTCGTTAATTTTGTCTAGTTTGTCGTTAAGTTTATCCAGCTCGTCTGATATTTCTTCAAAGTCTGTTATTCTAGGAGTGTCTCCATAAAATTCATTATCCATATGTTCTTGGAAATAACGATAATACAGTTCTTCTATGCCATCTAAATAGGTGTCAATATTTTTTAGCAACATTTTTTTTAATGTTTTTTTATTCATTTTCTTGCTCTAGTTTTTTTTCTATTTCAGATATTCTTTCTTGTAATTCTTTTGTTTTTTTCTGATATTCAAATACCTTTTCAAACAATACAGTGTCGAAGTCTTCGTATTGTTCTATATAATTCGACACTTGTTTTTGCATGTCAATTATCTTCTTGCTTGTTTCTTCTAATACTTCTCTTTTAACTTGTTCTATTTCTTCAAATGTCATTTTCCCACCTTATGTCTTTCTAAACTAATTGTTCCTTTGTTTAATGACCAAGGATTTTCCCTGCAGTCCTCAAAAATAAATACGTCCGATGCTCCAGTTTGTTTATAAATATCTATTACTAATGAATACATTAAACACATAGTCATTATTTTTAGCATAGATTGATCCACCTCTTCTAAGGAGAACGTGTCTTTAGGCGGTTTTTCCTTGCTTCCACCTTTAGTTAATATTAGCATAGTAACAGAATATAGATCAGCTCCGTCACGTTCACTTAAAACATCAGAAACTGTGTTTTCTTTATCTATGTTGTCGTGAGCGTCTGCAAATTTATTAATAATTTTAGGGTCAAGGCTTTCTATCCAGCCTGTAAGGCCAATTTTTTCAGATTGGTATTTTACAAATGAATAACTCAATGGCCCTATATCTTTCATAGCTTTTATAATTTTTTCGCGGCTTTCGTCATTAAACATGTCGTCTACCACTTTAATGCCGTCTTTTAATCTATTTTTTTTGATCATTTTTCCACCTTATGTCTTTCTAATAATTTTATAATTTCTCTTATAATTAACTTTGTAATTGTTGTATTGTATGCTACAGAAAGAAACTTTAGCTCTTTATGCAACTCTAAAGGTAGATCTAAGTTTAATCTTTTCTTTATTCTTTTTTCAGCCATTTTTACCTCGTTAATTTCAATCTTTTTGTTATTAACTAAAGTATACCATAAATAATCATTTACTCAAGTTATATTTTAAATAAGTAGATATTGTTTTATGTTTATATCAAGTTATTAAGTAGTTGTTCTATATTTTATTTATACAAGAAAGGAATTGGAGATGGCATCCAGAAAAAAGTATATGTCTTATGGTGTGGGGCAAGGCTTAATTGATCTTTTTCCAGCACCGGTTGTTGCTCAAAGAGCACCTGTTACTTCTGACAAATATGAGATTGGAACTGTTTGGATAGATCAACCAAACGACGACGTCTATATTCTTACTAGAATTCTTGCCAATAATGCATTGTGGATGGGCTGCGGTGGTGGAGCGGGTGTGTTTACTACATTAACTATTTCTCCCGGCAATATCACGGCAAGTGCTGGCAACATAATCGCAACGCTTGGAAATATAACCTCATCGGCCGGATCAGTAAGTGCAGCCCTTGCAGTAACGGCAGGTACAACTCTTGGTTCTGGAACTACTTGTACCGCTGGTACTGGGTTCATTGCCACGACTGGTGGACTTTTGGCAAGTGCTGGCAACATCACAGCAACGCTCGGTAATATTGTTTCATCTGCTGGTTTAGTTAGCGCAGCCCTTGCAGTAACGGCAGGTACAACAATTACCAGTGGTACAGGAATCTCTAGCACGCTCGGCAACATAACAGCCGATGCTGGAGATCTGGTTGCAACAGCTGGAGCAGTAAGCGCAGCTACAACAGTAACCGCGGGTACTGGAGTCATCGTTACATTAGGCGGAACTGCTGTAACTGGAGATTCTACTGTTATTGGAGGATTTGACGCTATTAGTCAATCAGCTGATGCAGTTGGTGCATATATTGGTGTAGTTAAAAACAGAGCAGAAGGTGTGATAACTACTGGTGATACTCTTGGTGCCTTTGTTTTTTATGGTGACGATGGAACAAGTGGTGTTGCAGGTGCGTATATACAGTCTGTTTCTTCTGGAACTATAGCTACAGACAGAATTCCAGCAAACCTGGAATTCTACACACATAAAGATACAACTGATGTTGCACTTAAAAGAATGGACATTTCCACAACTGGTGAAGTTACAATAGCAGATCCAGATGCAGGCACAGGTTTGACCGTTGATGGTGGCGGAACTAATGTAACTGGGGACTCTCAAGTTATTGGGGACTTTGACGCCATTAGTGAATCAGCTGATGCATCTGGTGCATATATTGGTGTAGTTAAAAACAGAGCAGATGGTGTGATAACTACTGGTGATACTCTTGGTGTCTTTGGTTTTTATGGTGACGATGGAACAAGTAGTATTGCAGGTGCGTACCTAAAGTCTGTTTCTTCTGGAACTATAGCTACAGATAGAATTCCAGCAAACCTGGAATTCTATACACATAAAGATACAACCGATGCAGCACTTAAAAGAATGGATATTTCCACAGCTGGTGCAGTTACAATAGCAGCTCCTGATGCAGGCACAGGTTTGACCGTTGCTGGAGGCGGAGTAAGCGCTACAGGAGGCGTTACAGCAGCCACTGGGAACGTAACAAGTACGGCTGGCGATGTTGAAGCAGCTACAGCTACAAAAGGGTTTATTGCTGGTTCAGGATGTAAAGTTATTGATGGCGCAGGAACCCCTCATGCATCTGTCACAGCACCTAAAGGATCGTTGTTTCTCAGAACTGATGGGACCACTACAAACGACAGGTGCTATATTAATACAGATGGATCCACTGCATGGACAGCTCTTACGACTGCTGCATAATTTGACAAAGTAGGGATATAACGTATACTCCTGTTGAGTATATAAATTTAACAGGAGTATACAAATGACAAAGAGTAAGAAGTGTGTGGTTTGTGGTATAGATTTTTACCCTAGAAAAGATAAGTTTGACAGAGCTAAGACGTGTTCCAGAACGTGTTGTTGTAAGTATGCTGGAGATATATCTAGAAAAAATCAACTAGAAAAATGGGCTAACGATACCCCTAAAGAAGTTATTGAAAAAATGAGGTTGTCTCTTGAGAAGTTCTTTGAAAAAGGTGAAGGATGCTGGAATTGGATTGGTGGAACAAAAGGCAGTGGTCGCCTTCCTTATGGAAATTTTACGTTTAGAGGTAAAAGATATACGGCGCATCGCGCAGCTTGGATGATATATAAAGGTGAGATTACTAATGATTTATGGGTTTTGCATAAATGTGATAATCCAAAATGTGTTAACCCAGACCATCTTTATTTAGGCACAGCCTTAAATAATCAAAGGGATAAGTTGGAAAGAGGAAGATGTATTGGAGAACGGTTAACAATAGAACAGGTTAAAGAAATTAAAGAGAAGTTAGACGTGGGAATTACATCAACTAGGCTTTCAAAAGATTATAATGTATCAATGACAACAATGCATTCGATAAAAACTGGGAAGACATGGAAGGATATATAAAATTCTATGCCTCTATTAACCGTGTTGTTAGTATATGTAGGCAGTATTTGTTTAATCTTTTAAGAAGGAAGAATATGGAAAACGGACCAGAATCAGTTAAAGAGTTAGAAAAAGAAGTTGTAAGTTCAAAAATTAAGCCTTTTTTGGGTATTAACATTGAAAAAGGTGATAGAAGATACTCATTCAACATGGAATTAGGATCACCAATTGGAGAAGCTTATGATGCAGCATTTGCTGTTCTTGCAGAGTTGTTAGAAATGTCTAAAAAAGCAGCAGCAAATGCAAAGCCTAAAGAAGAAGAGAAGGCTGAAGAAAAAATCTAAGGAAAAATAATGGCTATTAAAAATTCAGTTAGAGCTGAGATATTAACATCTTTTTCTTCAGCTGATTTAACTGGAGTTTTTCAAGCAATTAACCCACTTGGACTTAGTCGTCCTTGTGGGTTAATAAGGCTTGTTAACGACACAGATGTTGATGTTGTAGTAAGTTATAATGGAATTGATGAAAATGATTATCTTCAAACAGGGAAAGTTCTAGAAGTAAATATACGAACAAGTTCTGATTACAACCATCTTGCTCAATTTTCAAAAGGAACGGTTGTTTATGTTTCTGGTGGAGCTGGTCAATCAGGATATTTATATCTTACGGCCTATTCTCAAGAGGAATAATTATAAAAATGAAGAACAGAGTTACTGAAGAAATTCTTGATTCTTTTAATGCTGGTGGTCTAGATCCTATAGCTTTTAAGCCCATAAACACTCTTGGCTTAATAAGACCATGTTGTCTAATACGCATTGTAAATCGAGCTAAACATGATGTTTTTATAAGTTATGATGGCGTTAATGAGCATGATTTCATTCCACATGGAGAAGTTTTAGAAGTAAATATACGAACAAGTGTTGGTCATGATGAAGACGCTCAATTTTCCAAAAGAACTATTGTTTATGTTAAAGGGTCAGTAAGCATAGGGTACATTCATATTACTGGATACACTCAAGAAGATTAAAATTAAAGAGGAAGGGAAAGTTTATGTCCTTAGCTATTAGACTTCAAGTCGAACCAGTTAGAAGTTTGGCTTTTGGTGGAATTAGTGGGGTTTATGCTGGTATAGGAACAGCAATGACGAGACCTATACGCATGATTCTTTTACAAAATCTAACTGATCAAACTGTAATGATTTCATTTGATGGTGTTGAAGACCATTTTCCATTAGCAGCATCTGGTTATATTGTTCTTGATATTACAGCAAATAAAACCATAGATACTGGATTCTTTCTTGCTGAGGGCCAGCGTTTTTACGTAAAGGACCTTGGCGCTGCTTGTACTTCTGAAAGCGTATATGTAACAGTATTTTATGGTAGCGAATAGGAGTATATCATGAGCCAAATAGGTCAATTTACTACTGCCGGTGGAGCGGGAACAGTTACTTCTGTAACGGGCGGTACAAATATTAACACTACAGGTACTGGTGCTGATCCAATTGTTAATTTGGATGCTACAATAACTTTAACAACTATTAATGCTACAACCTTTGACACAAACGTAGTGGCAGCTGGCGTAACTCTTGCAGGAACTACTATTCTTGCTGATGGAACCGATGCCAATATAGACATAAATATTACGGCTAAGGGAACAGGCCACGTTATTATAGATGACTTACAACTTACAACAGATCTTGCAGTAACAGAGGGCGGCACTGGTGTATCAACCATGCTTGATCATGGCGTTCTTGT